GGTATAGAGCTCATTACAGAAATACTTCGCGAACGAGTAGATTCATTAGATGAATGTGTTATTATTATAAGCCATCGCCATGAAACCCTAAAAGCTGTTACAGGTGATATTATTTTTCTAGAAAAGCGAGAAGGCATAACAAGACGTGTGGAATATTCTGAATACTAATGTAAATATGTTTACATGCACGTACAACCATTCGTCAGCCCTTTTGTTAATGCTGTAGTAGAACCATTCATTAATAATATAGTACATACTCGACCAAGTGCAGAGCAACCAAGGGAGTTGTCTCTTCCGAGATATGTTAATTATCTAGCGGATTATTCAGGCTGTGGATTTTGGAGAATACTCTGGCCTGAATTACTTATTAATTCGGAGGGCTATGGCTGTTCGCAATCACAAACAGCAATGATTTTTGATCCACGCTGGTATACTGGTGTTAAGTGCGTTAAAGTACAACGACAAGCATCAAATGATCAAAAAGAATTTATCAAGTATCTTAAGACTGTGCAACAAGATCATGGATTTAAAATAGTTTATGAGGTTGACGATGTTGTATTTAGAGAGGATATTCCTGATTATAATAAATTTAAATTTGCATTTGATAACGATGAAATTCGTAATAACTGTATAGAGATTATTAATATGTGTGATGAAGTCACCGTCACCTGTGACTATATGCGCAAGCTTTATCAAGAACGTACAGGTAAAAAGGAAATTACTGTTATACCTAACTTTGTACCTTACCACTGGATGGGTCATTATTACAACAAACAACAAATTTGGAACAACTACGATAAAAATAAAAAGAAGCCCAGAGTATTATATACTGGATCAGGAGCACATTATGATGTCGATAACAAAAATGGTGGTATAGATGATTTTTCGCATGTTCTTGATGTTGTACGTAACACCATTGACAAATATCAATGGGTATTTGTTGGCGCCTTTCCACCAGCTTTAACTCCTCACGTCCAAAGCGGTAAAATTGAATTTCATCCTTGGCAATCTCTTAATAAATATCCAGCTTTTATTGCAAACCTTGGTGCACAAGTAATGATTGCACCGCTTCAAGATAATTCATTTAATAATTCAAAATCCGATATTAAATTTATCGAAGCGTGCGTACTAGGTCTTCCTTGTCTTGTACAAGATATGGAAACATATAAAGGCGCACCCGCTGATCTTAAATTTAAAACAGGACCTGAACTTGAACAAAAGCTTGAAGCTCTCTTAAAAAATAAAGCTGCATATTATAGAAATGTTGAAATCTTTAGACATATAGGATCACAACGCTTTCTTGAATTAGATGAAAATATTGGATGTCATCTTGAGGTACTTAATACGCCATACGGATCAACAGAACGAAAATATCTTAAGCGTTGGAACCCATAAACGTTGATAACTCTCTACTATAATTTATACTATAGTAGAGAATGTATCGAAACGCAGTATATAATAGTCGAAATCAATCAATCAAGCTTTTTACCTGGGATGATGAAGGTAGACGTGTCACTCGTGATGTAACGTTTAATCCTTATTTGTATCTCGAATCACCTGACGGAGATAAGGTATCTATTTACGGTACAAAGGTTAAAAAGCGCTCATTTAATACACAATACGATCGAACTAAGTACATTGCTGATTCCGGTAATCGTAGGTTGTTTGAGAATATTCCAACAGTTCAGCAATACTTGCTAGAGACGTTTTGGCGTGAGAATGAAACGCCTGAGTTTACTCAGCACCCACTAAAGGTTGTATTTTTTGACATCGAAACTTTTTCACCTAGCAGCTTTCCGAATACAGAAGACCCTACTCACCCTGTAAATGTTATTACATGCTATGATACAACTACAAAGAAGTTTAATACTTTTGGGTTAGCTCCATATACAAATACTGCTGATAATGTAGTATACTATCACTGCAAAAATGAGCGGGATCTGTTTATTAAATTTATCGAGTATATAGAATCCGACTACCCTGATATTCTTAGTGGTTGGAACTGTATAGAAGAAAATCAACATGTATGGTTACAGGATCGTATAGTTAAAATTAAGGATTTATCGAATAACTTCGAGAATAAGCCTCTTAAAAGACATGGTATTTGTATAAATAACTTTATGAATACAGGTATAAAGTCTGAGTACGAGATTAAGACGGAGCATGGTAGTAGTGTTCTGTGCTCTAAAGATCATAGATTTATGGTTTATAGAAGAAAAAAGACAGATTATAAAAATTTTAAAACCTTAACTAAAAATATTGTAGAATTAAGTGTAGCAGATATTGAGCGTGATCAAGTTGTTTATGATTTCTATGCTGTCAAACATCTAGGTATTAATAATAATAGTGACTTAAACTATCAAGAATTTGTAGAAAGCGTGCCAGCACTTAGAGACGTCATAGTTGATGAGGATCAGGATAGTTATATTTTTAACTTTACTACAACGCGACGTGTTTGTGATAATTTTATTATAAGAAAAAAGGAGAGTATATCTTTAGAGATACTACAACTAATGGGATTTATATTTACAGATGGTACATATGATAAGAGTAAGCAGTGTTATAGGTTGACAAGTAAATATAGCGATTTAATCGCAAGTTATACAGCAGCGTTTGCAAAAGAGCATAACAAAAATCTAAAACCATTTACTGAGTGTATAACCAGGTTTAATAATAGAGAGTTTATTTCATATACCAAGCAGATATGTAATAATAATAAAGCTCGTGTATTGCACAATTTAATTTATAACAAAAGTGACTCTAAGCAACCAGATGTAGAACTACTATCTAGATTATCTTATTCTCAATTCAAGGCATTTTTTAGTGGTATGATCGACGGTGATGGCTGGATTGAGCAGAATGGTATTTCTTTATGTAATTACGACTGCACTAAATATAAATTTTTAAATGACCTTCAAGAATTACTACTATGGAATGGTGTTCAATCGCGTTTGCATAAGAATTATATTACTGTAAATAGTAATAATATAAATCAGAAATTTTTAGAAAATTTATATATCAGACATACACATAGAAAAACCAAACTAAGCAATTTAAAATATCGAACTATTAAAAATACTGCGTCTAATAAAATACAATGGATGTATGGTGGTGCTGATGAATATGTAGTTAGGATATTACCTATTACCAAGACAGGTAGAGAGGTGCAAATGTACGATATAACAACAGAAACACATACATTCTTATGTAACGGTATACATACACACAATTGTGAGGGGTTTGATATTCCTTATATTATTAACCGTATAGAAAGGTTACTTGGTCAAGAGTATGTAAATCGACTTTCACCTGTAGGTCAAGTATATGACCGTACTATGAGAGGTAAGTTTGGTAGAGAAGTCAAGCGTTACTATATTAGTGGTGTAGCCTGCATTGACTATCTTGATATTTACAAGCGATTTTGCTTAAGACTAAGAGAATCTTATAAACTAGATGCAATCGGTGAGGTGGAACTTAATGAACGTAAGGTAGATTATGGTGATATTAACCTCGCTACTTTATCTGAAACGGATTGGGATACATTTGTTAAATATAACATTCAAGATGTTAATCTACTTGTTAAACTTGAAGAAAAGTTACAGTATGTTTCGCTTTTACGTATGCTTTCTTATGTAGGTTTAACTACTCTTGAAGGTGCTATGGGTACTATTTCTGTCATTAATGGTGCGCTTACTATTAAAGCGCGTAAGCGTAAGGAAGTTATTTCAACTTTTGTAAGACCTCAAGCAGAAGGTAAAAATCCTGGCGCCTATGTAGCTGAACCTAAGCATGGCTTTAAAGAAAACGTTGTATCTTTCGATGCTAACTCACTATATCCGAATGTTATGATTGCACTTAATTTATCTCCTGAAACAAAGGTGGGTAAGATAGAGAAGACTGATGATAATAACTTTATTGTACATCATATATCAGGTAAATCGTTTAATTTAACTAAAGAAAAGTTTAGTTCCTTTATTAAGCAAGAAGAATTAGCTATAACTAAAGCAGGCTTCCTATTTACACAAAAGAAGCAGGGTATTATTCCTGAATTCCTCGATCACTATTACAAAGAACGTGTTATTATTAAGGAAGAACTATTTAAAGTTCGTAAAAAGCTACAAACACTTAACAAGTCTGACGCTGACTATGAAAAGATACAGTTTGAAGTAGAAAGACTTAATACTAAACAAATGGTTATTAAGATTCTTGTTAATAGTTGTTATGGATATATGGGTAATAAGCAAGCTCCTATTGGCGATGATGATATTGCATCGTCTGTAACGCTAACTGGTCAAGCTGTTATCAAACAAGCCGGTAAACTACTACAAAACTATCTTACTACTAACTTTAATGTGACGGATTCACATACTCTTAATGAGAGTTGGGTATACTCTGATACAGACTCGTGCTACTTTTCATTAGGATGCATAAAGGACAAGGTTCCTCTTAAGGATGGTGAGGTTATATCGGAAAAATTTTATAAAACCGTAAATGATCTTGAAGATTATCTTAATATAGGTATTACTTTATGGGCTAAAAAGAATTTGCTCACGAAAGATAGTAGATTCGTGTTTAAACGTGAGTGTATTGCAGATGTTGCGGTATTTTTGCAGAAAAAGCGTTATGTAATGCATATTCTTGATGATGAAGGTCTAAAGGTTGATAAGTTTAAGTATGTAGGTGTGGAAGTTGTACGTACTACGATGCCTAATGCTATTAAACCATACGCTAAGAAGATTATCGAGACAATGTTGTTAACACAATCTCAAAATCAGACTAATAAACTACTTAATGAAACGTTTGATGTGTTTAAGAGTCTCTCACCGGAAGAAATTGCGTTTGTTATGGGTGTAAAAGGTTATGAAAAATATGCATCACAGTGTAAAGAGTTTTTAGTAGCTAAAGGTATGCCTATTCACGTTAAGTCAGCATACTACCATAATTTAATTATGTCAAAGATTGACGGTAAAAGTGAAACTATTACCTCTGGTGATAAAATTAGATATCTATATGTAGAAAAGCAAAACAAATATGGTATTACAACTATCGGCTTCAAGTATGATTATAATGCTGAGTTTAGAAATCTATTTAAAATCGACTATGTACTGATGTTTGAAAAGATCTTGTTTAATTCGATTGAACGTTTTTATGACTCTGTAAATTGGCGTATTAGAAAGCCAACTGATAATGTGCAAACAGAACTTGATGATTTATTTGGATTCTAATCTAGTTGCAAAATAAAAATTAACAACTATATACTATTAATATGGAATACTTAGACCAACCTGAACTTGACGATACAAGACGCTCACACCCTGCTTTTTGGCGTGGTAAAGCAAGAGGTATTGAAGCAATACTACGCATTGTATCGGATATTATGATGGGACATGATGATGGTTCAGGTGTTAATAATCAACCTGACGTAGAGAGTATGCGTCGCGGATTACTAGCATGGAGAGAAGAAGTAAACAAATCACTTATTAATACTAACAAAAAAGTTGAAAAGTAATATTCTCAATATACAATAAATATCATGAGTAAGATTACAACAATTATTGATCATATCGGCCGTACAGTTATTGGAGTAGAAGTTGAACAGACTGCTACAACGTTAACTCTAGATAATCCTGTCATTATTCACGTTCAACCGAATCCACAAACAGGCCAACTTCAAGTTCAATCTATTCCCTATATCTTTATGGAATTCCTCGCACCTGGTTCACGTACATCCAATCATTGGACATTTAATAGAGCTAGTATCGTACAATCTTCTGTAGAACTTGATAGTAAGATTATTCTACAGTATAACGGTATTAATACTCCTGCTCCACAGCAACCCGCTCAAGGTGATGCAGAAGTTATTAGATTATTTGAAGACTGATTAAATAAATTTAGCAAACCCCCGGCGCCTCTGCTTGCATGCGTAATTCCGGGGGTATTTTTTTGTCTTGATTTATAGAGCGCTGTATCTATAATATCTATATGGATAAAGATGTTAAAAGTGCCTTAGATAGTATTGATGAGGTTAATCCCTTTGCTACTTATCTCTCAGATAGCACACTGAGTAGAGTAGATAGTTGGGTTGATACAGGAAGTTATGTGCTTAACGCAATTATTTCGGGATCTGTTTACGGCGGCATTCCTAAAGGTCGTGTTGTAATGCTTGCAGGTGAGTCTATGACAGGTAAGTCATTGTTTGTACAAAAGATTCTTGCTAATGCTCAAAAAGAAGGACTTATTCCTGTTATTTTCGATACAGAAAATGCTATTGACGCGGAAGGAGCTACTCGTATTGGGTTAGATGTATCTAAAGTCAAATATGTACCGTGTGTTAGTATTGAACAAACACGAAACGCACTGTATAAGTTCTTAACATCGGTTCAAGAAAAAAAGCTTCAAGGTAGATTTATTGTAGCTATCGATTCACTTGGTAATCTTCAATCAGAACTCGAACACTCTCGTATGGGTAAGGAAAGTACTAGCTCCGATATGGGCTCTAAAGCTCGTGCAATGAAAACCCTATTACAAACATGTACTAATCTTGGATCTATTACACAGACAACAATTTTACTTACAAACCATGTATATGATGATCCTACAGCAATGTTTCCATCAATTGAAAAAAATATGCCAGGAGGTAAAGCATGCGTTTATCTTCCATCTGTTACAGTTCAGCTAGCTCGTAAGCCCGTTAAAGATGATGGTGGTAAAACAACGGATACAAAACTTGCTGTTGGTCAAAAGAATTACTCAGGCATTATTATCAGAGCTCTTACACGTAAGAATCGATTTATTAAACAGTACCTTGAAGGTGAAATGTTCTTATCATTCTCTACAGGTTTAGATCGCTACTACGGTCTACTCGACCTCGCAGTTGGACATGGTATTGTTGTTCAAAGTGGAGCTACATATACACTAGAAGATGGTACTAAGCTTGGATATTATCGTAACTGGCGTAAAGATACTAATCTCTGGGAAGAGACTATTATTCCTAAGCTTGAGTTGAAGATTAAAAAGGAGTGGTCATACTCCAATGACGAATCAGAAGCACCAGAAGAAATTATTGGAACAGAAGAACATGAGTAAAAAATTAGTTTTAGCATTTAGTGGAGGTATGGATAGTACAGTATTACTATACATGGCAGCAGCTCAAGGTTATAGTGAAATTCATACAGTAACATTTGATTACGGTCAGAGACATAGTAGGGAATTAGAGTGTATGGGGGTTCAGTATCAACTTATAAAGGAAAAATATCCTAATATTACTGTCACAAACAAGACATTAGATGTAACATATTTAAAAGATATCTCACCTACCTCATCTCTTACTAATGAAGGGATTGATAACCCAGATATTAGTAAAATTGCAGGTGATGCACAACCTGTATCATATGTACCGTTTAGAAATCAGATGTTTGTTACGATCTGCTGTGCTTATGCAGAGAGTTTAAAAGCGGATGAAGTATGGTATGGTGCCGCACAAGTTGACTCTCTAGCCGGCTACTGGGACGGAGATTTTTCGTTCGTTGGCAAGATGAATGAACTAATATCACTCAACAGACAGCATAGGATCCGCGTGGGAGCTCCATTGCTCTCCCTGTCAAAGGCTGATATCGTAAGGCAGGGTGTAGAATTAGGAGTAAACTTCGGAGACACATGGACATGTTATAGTAATAGAGAAGATGGTTTAGCAGATGCTACAACTCCAGCGAGTAGTTTAAGATTAGCTGGGTTTATTTCAGCAAATTACAGAGATCCCATTAAGTATCTGCAACAGGAAAAGCTTGACGGGATTTATGAAGCTAAAGGATGTTACATTCCGTAACTTTTTAATTCAGCTAACTGCTTAGAAGTTTGTGGTTTAAACTTGTCTCTAAAGCTTATTGATTCAACGATCGGCTTTGGAGATGAGTAAACTCTTTGCTCTGACATATAATTAAGAACAGAGCTTTCTTTAATTGGTTGTTTTCCACCTAGAGCAGCTTGAACTGCTTTTGTTTGTGCATTCATTAATGCAGGCTTAAGTTTAGTACCTTCATAATCAGCAGCTAACGATTCAAAGTCAGTGCTATTTGGATCTTCAGCTTCCTCTTCGTACCCCTCTTCTTCTTCTTGACCTATATTACCGTTCATATTAGGTTTAGCTTGTATATCAGGTGTATGAATAACAACGCCAGCGCCGCCGTATTTTTCTAGATCGTCTGAAATCTGTGACTCTACTTTTTCAGCGCCAAGACGAGTAATAATTTTACCTAGTTTAGAATCTTTTGAGAATGTCGCATCTATACTTCTTCCTTCCACATCTATATCAGACTCTTTAACGAACTGCTTGAGATAATTAACGATATTGTTAATATCGCCAAGATCACTACTTTTATCAGCAACAAGTTCGATCATATAATCCTCGCTATATGACCCCTGTATTGATCCAACCAAATCAGCATAGTTATCAACTACCTGACTAACAGCACTCATTGCAGCAGCGGTATCCTTTTTACGTTCGATACGAGCTACCTTCTTAGCAGCCTTAAGTTCAGTATTTAATTTATTAACTTCCATACGTTGCATTGCAGCATCCGTTCTGTTACCAGTTGTAAAGCTAATTTTATCTTCTAACTTATCTTTAATATAATTTTGGATATCATCTTTACGAGCTTTAATAGCCTTTGCAATACCATTTTGCTCAAAATACGCAACTAATCTACTAACAGATGGATCATTCTTAAACATTCTTACAACGGAATCGTCAATAATATCAAGATCATATAGAATAGTTAATAATGCTAACTTTCCCTCACGTGTGCTAGCAGATGCTCCCTTTGCTGCAGCTAATCCTCTTGCTTGTTTTTGAAAGCCAGGAATAAGTGTATCGAGCGGTGAAACAGCTTCGTTAATAAAAGATAATCTTGAGAGTAGATTAGTAAAGGAACTCATATATACTTATTTATAGAAGATGCAATTAAATTGGGAAGATTTTAACGAAATGTCTTATACGGGTATATGTAATCTACCCGGGATAGGTAAACGAGTAGCGGAACGTATTGTAGCAATGCAACCTTTTCGTTCGAACAACGACCTCTTTAAAATAAAAGGTCTTGGATCTAACACACTAAAAAACTTAGGTATTGAAAAAGTCAAAAAAGAACGTAAATCCTGGTATATGATGCCTGATGGTATTGAATATCCATCTTATGCATTAGCTAAAAATAACTTAACCGGTCAAATTGATTTCTTCTGGAGAATGCCAAAGGAGAGACGAGATTATTTATAATAAAATATATATGAAAGGAGTGAGAAGCTGACTTATTTGCGCAATCGTAGGATCTAACAATGTATCAAAATTTGAAGTATTATACGATGGTAATCTACCTCGTGGTAATTTTGCTAGTGGAGTTCTCTGTCTGTATGATGGTAATGAGCAGCAAATTATTAAAAAACAAGGTACACTCGATTTTAACCAAATTGAATTAGACGAGCGGTGTGACTATTATATAGGCCATGTACAAGCTCCAACATCTGCAGCTCGTTCTTGGTCATACGATACATCTCACCCGTTTGAATCGTTATCATGGTCTGTCGTACATAACGGCGTATTAACAAATCATAAAGAACTAAAAGCCCAATATACACCTTGGGATGTGAATGAAGTGGATACGTCTGTTATTCCTAATCTTTTACAATTCTTTACTGAAGAGTGTAATGGTGAATGTTCAGCACCTGGTATTATTAAAAAAGTACTGAGTAAGCTTAGAGGTACGTTTGCACTATGTATAATTGATACAGATTCGAACGATACTTATATTATAAGGCAGGGATCAGTATTACACTATAATGATAATGGTGATATATCTACACTTGGAGGTGAAGGTTTCAGGTTATTACCGGAAGGTGTTATCATGATGCTTAAAGACTTTAAAACATGGACTCTCGTTGATACATTTGAAACTAACTCACCGTTTTTATTTTTATGAAAAATACATTTTATTTTACAGCAACAAAAGGATCAAAGAAAGATACATTATTATATAGTGATCGCTCTCTGCGCAAGAAATTCTTCTTCAAGGAAAATAATACACAACCCCTATCTGTCATTTATAATAAGGCTATTGATTTCGCAATACAGGAAAAGGCAGAATATTTAATACTCTGTCATGATGATATTATTATTGAATCTGACCTATCATATAAATTACCTACACTGTTTAAACAGTTTGATTTAATCGGTGTAGCGGGTACAACAGAATGTAAACTAGAGGAACCAGCATTATGGCATTTAATGGGTGGCGGATTTGGTGGCGGAAAGCTTCACGGCGCTGTATCGCATGGTAATGAAAAACAAAAATCAATGACTGCTTTTGGACCTTACCCTCAACGGGTTGTTCTAATTGATGGTGTGTTTATGGCAATGAGTCGTAAAGTATTTGAGAAAGTTAGATTTGATGAATCTAACCCAGCCGGATTTCACCACTATGATTTGGATTTTTCTTTAAGCTGCCATAAGGAAAAATTAAAAATCGGCGTATCAGATATCATGATTACTCACGCATCACCAGGACTAAGGGAATTCACTCCTGAGTTTAATGAGGGTCAAAAATGGTTCCTAAGCAAGTGGAGAGGTAAACTGTGATTGTAATTGTAGGGAACTATATTAGTATTATATTGTGAGTAACCTTGACCTTGATTATTTCGAGAAGATACTTTGCTATCGTTCTTTGTGTGACTCTACGTATTTAGCTTCTATTGTTGATTACGTTAAGCCTAAGTATTTTAAATCTAAAAATATTGCAAAAATATTTGAGATTATTAACGATTTTTATGCTAAACGTGAAAAGCTACCAACGCTAACCGAAGTTAAGACGTATCTTACTACAGAAGAGCATAAAGATTCATTTAAACAGCTTGTTGAGTCATTTAAAGACATTGATAAGAACATAGATAATAGTGAATTGTATGATAACACAGAGAGATTTATTAAAGAAAAATCTGTATACTATACAATGCTTGAAGTAGCGAGTGATATTGCTAAAGGTTCAATCGATACTTCAGATATTCTTAATAAATTTGAGACTTCATGTAATATTAACCTTGTAACCGATAGAGGTCTTGATTTGTATCGTGATGTAGATATTATTGTAGAAGATCTAACGAGTATTCAAAAAGCTATTCCTAGTACATGGGAGTGGTTCGATGATGCATTGAATGGCGGGTTTCAAGAGAATGGTCGTGCACTTTATGTATTTGCCGGTGAGACTAATATCGGTAAATCTATCTTTCTAGGTAATATTGCTACAAATATTGCTAATCAAGGAAAGAATGTACTTCTTATTACTTTAGAAATGTCAGAACTACTGTACGCTCGTCGTATTTGTACTAATGTTAGTAAGATTCCACTAAAAGAACTAGCAATTAACTCGCACTCACTACGACAAGCACTAAAAGAACAAGAGGATGAAGGTAAAGGCCGTATTTTTATTAAAGAATTTCCCCCTAGTACAGTTACCCCTAATCAGTTAAAGGCATTTATTAAAAAGATCGTTGATCAAGGTATTAAGATTGATGCTATTGTATTAGATTATCTCAATCTACTACATTCTACTGTAGGTTCTAACTCATATGAGCGTATTAAAAATGTTACTGAGCAAGTTCGTGCTATGACTTATGTGTTTAATTGTCCGATTATATCTGCAACTCAGTTAAATCGATCTGGCTTTAGTTCTGCTAACCCAGATCTTACTACGATCTCTGAATCTGTTGGTCTAGCAGCTACTGCTGATGTTATTGTATCGATTTATCAGAACGAAGAAGATAGAGAACTAGGTATTATTCGATTAGGTATGATGAAGAATAGGTATGGACCAAGAGGCCATACTCAAGCTATGAGAATCGATTATACTACACTTACTATTACGCAAGCAGAAGATAGTATTAGTTCTACAGAAGACAGCTCGTATAATATGCTACAATCCTTTGGAAGTTGATTATGTAGCAACTATTTGTAAATACGAGTAGTGAAACCAGCTACTTGTAACGACAACCTTAAGGCTAGTATTAGTGCCTTTCGTGATGGTAAAAGAGATTTTGATGTTCAAGAACTTAACGATATTAAATTATATTTTTTAAAATATAAAGATCAGTTAAATACTACACAATTCTTTAAAGGTGAATTGCAAGAATATCTTGTAATTAGCTGTTTTGCAGATGAGTTTCAAGAAGAGTTGCTTAATCACATGATTAAAAAGTTATGTGCAGCTATTGCTATTGTTGTATCAGTTAAAGATAAAGAAGTATTAATTAAAACAAATAAAACAGTTTGTAATGTTAATTTGTGTAAATTATCTCAACTATTATGTGATGGTAATTGTATCGACGAAAGCAAAGAAATTGCTCAAGGTAAACTTACAGAAAAGTTTCTTAAATTTACAACTAAATTAACACCATGCATTTAACACCTGTTGTAAATCCTTCACAGAGTATTATAGATAGAGAAAGTGAACATATATTACTCTCTTTTTGTTCGTTTTGTACACTCTTGAAAGGTAAAAAATTATCTTTTCAAAATGTATTTATACTCGCTTTACAGGATGAAAAATTGAGAAGTATATTAAAAGACCTTTTAGGAGTTGATTCTAACTACGAAATCGTTAAACTATTTTTAGAATATGATCCTACGATCACTAAAAGTAAGTATATAACGAAATGGCTTAATTCTAACCAGAAGATAGATTTATAATAACGCTAGACTATGTCTCTAACTGAATTAGAAAAACAAATTTATAACGCATATTTAATTGCGAGTAGAACAGCAAAAGATAAGCCCTTTAAATTAAGGCAAGATTTTACTAAGATTGACGATAAGACTTATATTATTCTTAAGAAACTATCCTTACTATTTCAAAGTAATAGAAATGTATTTATATCAGATTTTTTTAAAGCACCGTATCAGTATTATGGTGATAATGAATACTTCGATCTACAATATTTTACAACGCCGAAAGCTATTAAGTGCTATGCGTTATATAAAAGAAACCAAGAAACATCTTCTCCGGATAGCGAAGACAATATTATAAAATGTAAGCAATGCTGTACATTTATTATGCGTTATTGTGTTAAGAATAATTTAACACTATCTGAATACAAAAGTATAAATAACGGTACAACACCTCTGGTGTTACAACACCTCCGTGATCATAACATAAATTTTTATGTTATACACGGTCTTGAATGTGACAGAATTATTAGACAAGTTGAACCAGATCTCTTAGAATTTTTTATTACTGATTTTAATAAACTGCTGAATGATACACGTATTAATTTCCAACAATCTGCAAAATTAAAGGTAATGATAAGAGAATCTTTTCGACTCATTGAAGAATATCTGTTGAAAAATAAAAAAAGTGAGATATAATAAAGTATAACCAAAATTAAACTAACAACCAAAATATAAAATATGAGTTCATTCAATACATCAATGTTTCAATCCATCAAGGATGCACTAGTCAAAAATGAAGGTGAAGGTAGTAATGCTACCTACAACGAAATCATGAAGACTACACCAGGCAATACCTATACTATTAGATTGTTGCCCTTCGCTAAGGATCCAAAAAATACGTTCTTCCATTATTACAATCATGGATGGCCGTCATTTGCAACAGGTCAATACGTACAAACTCTATCGCCGATGACCTTCGGTGAACGTGATCCGATCGCTGAAGAACGCTTCAAGATTCTACGTGCAGGGTCAGAAGACGATAAAGAAAAAGTCAAAGCAATTAAACGTATTGAGAAGTATCTTGTTAACGTTTATGTTGTTGATGATTCACAGAATCCTGATAACAACGGCAAAGTTAAGATTCTCCGTTACGGTAAGCAACTTCATAAAATTATTATGGAGGCTATTGAGGGTGAGGATGCAGAAGAGTTCGGTCCACGAATTTTCGATCTTGGATCTACCGGTGTTAACTTTAAAGTTAAGTGTGAAAATCAAGGAGAGTTTCCTACCTATGTATCATCTCGATTTACTTCAGCAGGTAAACTTGCTCTTACAGAAGATGAGCAAAAGAAGATCTACGATAGCACTTTTGATCTTACAAAAGTCTTTAGTCTTAAGTCATATGATGAACTTAAAGCTATGCTTAATGAACATTACTACTGTAAGACGGAAGCCTCTGAACCCGAAGTAAATACTCAGCAAGCTAGAATTTCAACACCATCAACTCAAGAAGAAAAAAATGCAGATAATTCACCATTTAAGGCATCATCTCAATTTAATGATACTTCTATTGATGATGAAATCGACGAGCTTCTCAAGGACCTGTAATATGACTGACGAAGAAAAACAAGCATTCTTAATGTTTGCGGGGACTATGCATGGCATTGCAAAGCAAACTGATCAGATGATTATGGGTCAGTCGGTTAACCTAAGACCTATTAGTACAGACATTCAAAATACGTTTGCGCAAGTGTTACAATCACCTACACAACGTGCAGAGAT